AAACGTCGACCCTCTAGTGACCACTACTGAACCGTCTGTGCGGTTGATGAACTCCTTGATGAGTTTGGTCGGGCGGGGCGTTGTTGTGATGACAACCTGTGGGTGCTGACCAATACGCAGAGCGGGGACTAATCCCTCGGTCCAGGTCTCGTCATACTTCCACGCGGCGAACTCATCTAGCCAAGCGTAGGACAGGTTAAGTCCACGCGAACGGTCGGGCTCTTCGGCTGAGATGAGGTGAATCTTAGATCCGTTGACCAGCGTTATCTGACCATTGGCTCGGTTGAAGAACTTTAGGGCTCCTGTCGGGAGGCTCTTCAAGATACCTGATGGACCCTCAACGCAGGTACGCCTAACGTCGGTGTAGGTCGGGGCTACTACAGCGCACTCAATGCTTGGTTCGCTTAGTGCCTTTTCGATTAGCCAGCCAGCGCCGGTGAATGTCTTTCCCCATCCACGGCCACTTAGGATTACCCAGGCGAACCAGTCTCCGTCAGGTGGGAGTTGTTCGTCTCGGGCGTTGGCTCGGTAGCGGGAGTTTCTTAGTCCCTCTTGGATTACGGCTTCTTTGGCCTTAGCCTCTTCGAGCTGGAGTCGCTCAAGCGCCTTGAGTTCCGCCAGCCTCTGCTTCAATAGCATCGAGTTCATCTATTTCCCCTAGTTGGGCCTCAAGCCGTCGAATCTCCGCTTGGACTGAATCCAGCGTTATGACCTCATGTTTGGTCGGGGCATTTAGGCCGAGTAATTTGGCTCTGCGGTCTGCCACTTTGAGCAGTCCGTCGATTGCTTTCATGACCGGCGAATCGTCCTCAACTGGTACTCCGTCTAGGGTGACTACCTTGCCTGAGGCTCCAAAGGCTACGTGCTCTTTGGTCATTATCTCGTAGAGTTTGCGCTCCAAAAAGTCGAGCTTTTCAATCTCTAAGCGAACTACCTCTTCGGCTCCCTCTTTGGGGATGTCGGCGATGGCTCGTTGAACCATGGCAAAGGCTGCTTGGCGGGTGACTCCGAAGTGGTCGCCAATCGACTGATAAGTCATGGCCCTAGAGCGCATAGTTGCGGCTTCTTGGTCTTTAGCGATTTGCTCGGGGGTGCGATACCAGGTCATGTTTTAGGTCCAGTCGTTGGAAACAGAACGGACACAGTACCCTATGAATAGTAGCAGATGGATACAACAGAACTACTTGGCACGATTGAGTTTCGCTTCGCAGTTCTTTTGCGCGAGCTCTTTGGTTGCGCCGTATCCAACTGTGCCAGTCGGTAGGTGCGTGGCTCGCCAATGTGCGTAGCCCTCGTAGTAGCGGATGAACCAATCGCTCACAACAGTTTGCCCTCTTGTTGCTTTTCCGCCCAGGCTACTCGTGCCTCGATGATGGGCCAGTAGTCCTCGGTCATCTCACAGCCGACCCAGTTGAATCCCTCCAGTATTGCTGCGACGGCGGTTGAGCCACTACCCAAGAACGGATCTAGTACAAGGCCGTTGGGTGGGGTGACGAGCTTGATGAGGTAGCGCATTAGGGCGATTGGCTTGACGGTGGGGTGAAAGTTCTGGCGTAGGGCTTGGCTTCTGTTCCGAGGGTTTGTAGTGCCAGCCCTTTCGTAATCGTCTTCATCTTGGCGACGTTCCGGCAACCCCTCTAGCCCAGCGTTGCGCTCTGCCTTGCTTGCTTTAGCGCAGTAGAAAAAGCGAGCGGCTGAGCCGAAGTCGCCCTTCCAGAAATAAGGTTGACCATTTTCGTTATGGTTGAATGCCACACCCTTTTTTTCGCCAGACCAAGTTCCACTTGTTGTCGTCGGAAACCCTGCCAGCACTTCCTCGCTTCCGTCATGGATTACGTTGGCTGGCCAGCGACCCTGCGTCTCCCGACCCTGCGTCTCCCGACCCTGCGTCCACGTCACTGCCGTCGTGCCGTCGTTGCTGTTGCTTGGATTATGGCGTGGCTCAGTCCCCACCCGTGACCCGTCAATGTTCAGCGCACCAGTTCCCCACTCCAGCACGTTGCTTGCGACTGTGCCTGTTAGGGGTTTGCGAGCAACAACGATAGGTTCGTGGGCTGGCTTTAGGGCTGTTCCCCAACCTTGCCATTGTTGGGCTTCGGGGGTGGCGGGCGTGTTTTCTTGTTTTGTTCCGTTATTGACTGGAACAGAATTGCCACCGCCATAGTTGTTATGACCTGAGGCAATTCCACCGTCAAAAGGCACTCTGTTGCGCTTCGCACCAGCCGCCTTGTCTATGGCCTTGCTCACGTCCAGCGACTTGGGGAACCCTGAACCGTAGATCCACATGATTTGGTCACGAATCTCGAAGCCAGCGTCTTCAATGGCAACGGCCATGCGGTGATAGGTACGACTGCCCGAAAAGGCTAGGAGGTGGCCACCTGGCTTTAGTACTCGTAGGCACTCAGACCATAGTTCGGGGTTGTACGCAATGCCGGAGTTATCCCACGACTTACCCATAAAGCCCAGCTCGTAGGGTGGGTCGGTCACGATTGAGTCAATGGAGTTATCCTCAAGCGTCTTGAGTAGTTCTAGGCAATTCCCCTTGAGTAGTGTCATAGTCCAATTATCCTAAACGGTCCGCGTACGGTGGGGACATGAGCCTCGGCTGCTTCAAGGGCTTGCATGAGTGCGCTCTCGTCATCGTGGCAGACAAAGAGGCTTCCTAGGGCTACTGGCGCACCTGATCCGATTGCACCGTAGGCCACGCCCTCTTGCTCCAGG